AGAGTCATTACCTTGCAGTAAATAGAGCAGATGGCAGACCATTCTCTCAGATCAATAAGTGGAGTCCTGCTGATATCTACATGTGTGATCACAGTTTTGATACTAGTCTCATTACTAATGAGATGACATTTCAAGGTGGTTTTAATAAAGTCTTATTAGATTTGCTTGCTGAAAAGAAATTGATCGGTGTATCACTAAAGAAAGTAACAGCTAACTTAGCAAATCTAACAGAGCATAATTTTACTAGAGCATCTCTTACAGTCAGTAAACCATTTCAGAGCGTGGGATCTAAATCTCTTATGAATTCTATGGATGTATATGTTGAGGGTCAGGGACTTAGTGTTCAGTTCAGAGCAACCGATAGGGAAGGCAAGACATGGCAGGGTGAGGTTATGGGATCTGCCGCAAAGCATGGTAAAGTAGGTGGAGGAGTCATGAACTACATCATGGAGTCGGTCTATGGTAGCGGCAATGGTGTTTTCTCAGAATATGATAGTGCAGCACAAGTTGTTACAGCAGCTAGACTTGGTTCTCTGGATAGTAAAATTTTTGCTCTTGCCAATAAAAGGTCTGGTTTTGTTTGTGCTGAAGGCGAAGTACCTAACCTGCAAGATATTTCTGCGATGAGGAATCAGTGGAAATTTGCTAAGTATCTTGGTCTCGTGGTTGTTGATCGCTTGATGAGTGGTACTAAAGCACAACGTGATGAGATAACTACTAGAATATATCTGTACGCAACATCTGCATCTGATAATTCTGCACCGTACATTAAGATCTCCTGATGGCAAACGTAACTCAACTAAAACATTTAGAACACCTTGAAGATGAGATGCTGAACTATGGCGTCGAAGGTTGTATGGCAGCAGTTTCTTTTTTGAAAGAACTTCGTAATATGCTTGGTCAACAGGAGAGCACTGGTTTCATGCAAACCAAATGGGATGGTGCTCCTTCTGTAATTTGTGGTACAGATCCTGCTAGTGGTATGTTTTTTGTTGGAACTAAATCTGTTTTTGCAAAGACACAACCTAAGCTATGTTTTGTTGATAGTCAAATTGACGAATGGTATGAGGGTGACCTTGCCAAAAAACTTAAGTATTCTTTGAAATATTTTAGTCAACTTGGTATTGATGGAGTTATTCAAGGTGACTTATTGTTTACTGACGATACTATAAAGAGGGAGACTATTAATGGGGAACAACTCTACACATTTAGACCCAACACAATTACTTATGGCATCCCTGTTGATCACGATATTGGTAAAAAAGCTGGCAGAGCAAAAATAGGTGTAGTATTTCATACTCACTATAGAGGTGATGATCTTCCAACCATGCAAGCAATGGCAGGCGCACCTATCAGAAGTTATAGTAAGATTTCTGATGTTCTTCTGGTAGAAAATGACACACCTATGGATCGTGTTGGTTTTTCTAGTCAAGAGATGACCAAGTTCAGTTCTTACATCTCTAAGATTGAACGTATGTGTCGTATTTGCGGTCCTTTCTTAGATGAATTGGTAACAAAAATTGGCACAACTGGTGATGCTAAGTTTCATATTGCATCATATCTAAAACAGTTCTTCAATAGTGAGATTAAAAATGCCCGTACCATAGCTAATGTAGATGAAGCAATGTATGACATGCTTAATTTCTATGGTGCAAAGATGGAGAAGGAACTTGCAAAAATTAAGACAGTTGCAAACAGAACAAAGAAATGTGCTTTGGTTTACAACAGTCAAAACTACGTTGTAGATAATGTTTATAAGTTCAAAGCTATGCTGGCATTGTATAAGGAACTACAGGCAGTGAAGCAAATGGTTATAGATAAACTTGATCACCTAGAAGAGTTTAGAACATACGTTCAAACTGAAAAAGGATATAAGGTCACAACTCCTGAGGGATATGTTCTTCACAAAGACGGAAGTATGATCAAGTTTGTCAACCGTCTTGAGTTCGCATACAACAACTTCACTCTGCAGAAGCAATGGCGTTAAATTGTAAGACTTGCTACTTTACCTTTGGTAGGTTTCAACCACCAACTACAGGTCATAAAGATAACTTTGCTGGTGTGAAAGCAGCAGCAGGTGGTCATGACTATCGTATATACATTTCACAGACTGTAGATAAAAAAGGTAGCAATCCATTGCCACCTGATAGAAAACTGTTCTATATGAACAAGATGTTTCCTGAACATAAGGGTAAGATCTTCTCTGGTCCTAAACAACCAGTAGCTATCTTACAAGAACTTATGATGGCAGGTTACAATGAAGTGGTGTTTCTTGTAGGTTCTGACAGAGTTTCTGCCATGCAGTTCCTCCATAAATATAACGGAAAAGATTTTTCGTTTAGGAAAATCGAGATTAAATCTTCTGGAAGCAGAGATGCTGATGGAGATACTTTTGCCATTTCTGGAACAAAGATGAGACGCGCAGCACATGCTGGTGACTTTACTACCTTTAGAAAAGGTATTCCTAGATCATTAAGTGACAGTGATTGCCGTTCTCTTATGAATGAGATCAAAGCGGCACTACCAAAAGATTATAAATGAAAGATTTCAAGAAGTTAAGAGAAGAAGCACTGCGTCAACAGCAGAGACAAAAAGAAGTATTCAAGGAAGGTGATGTTGTTATGTCCTCACGTACAGGTGACAAAGGATATATCCACAGAATCGGTGGTAACTACGCTATCGTGATTTCCGAAGAAGGAAACATGTTCCGTGAATGGATAAAGAACATTAGATCTATAAATAATACGAGAAGAACCTCCCTTTAAGAAATGAAGAAACCAGATCCAATTAATAAAGTACAAAACAACGATGAGTTTTCATCTGGTTTGATGGAATCTTATGGCAAGTGGATGGGTGGCGATTGCTTCCAGAACACACAAATGCCTGATCTCCATGAGGCACCATTCGATGGCATGGATCCACAGTCTAACGGTGCTGAGATTGAACAGACTTCTATCAAGAAGAAAGAAGTAAAGAAACCATCTGCTAAGGCACAGTTAGCTACTAAAGAAGAATACGAAGTTCTAGAACGTGAAGAGTTTGAGGTTGATGGTGAGACCTATGTAATTGAGAAAGCAAAAGGTCTAGATGGCAAGGCATGTTGGAAAGGTTATAAGCTTGCTGGCACTAAGAAGAAGGGTGGTAAGACTGTTGACAACTGCGTAAAAGCAGGTGTAGAGTATGAGGGTGACCAACTAGCTGAGAAGAAACTCGACCCAGTTGGTAAGGCAGATGCTGACATCGACAACGATGGTGATGTAGATAAGTCTGACAAGTATCTACATGCACGTCGTAAGAAGGTCACCAAGATCCTTGCAATGAAGAAAAAGAAATGAAATCCTTTGATAAGTTCCGTGAAGAGTGCGGTTGCGATAAAAAGGAAAAGAAAGTAAAATCGAAATTAAAGAACAAAAAGTCTGGTAATGTAGAAGTGATGCCAAATGTTCCTGATGGCGATAAGGGTATGACTACCCGTGCAACAAATGAGGCGAAAAACTATGAAGGACCTTTATACGCACCCTGGTCAAAAGTTGTTGACGGAAGAGGGTTCGACCCAATCACCGAGAGAGCAAAGTCCAAATCCCAACAAAGATTCTTCGGGATGGTTAGAGCGACTCAGAAAGGGGAAATGGAAGCGGGGTCGTCTGAGGTTTCCAAAGCTGCTGCCTCCATGTCCAAGTCCGACGTAAAGGATTTTGCTAAGACAAAGCACAAAGGTCTTCCAGAAAAGAAAGTTAAGAAAGAGTCATTTGAGACGGGTGTTCAAAAGGCACGCCGTGACTATCGTTCTGGCACGTTGCTAACTTTCAAACAGTTTATGTCTAAGTTGACGGACATTTTAGATGAGTGGGAGAAATAAATAGGAATTGCACTATGATCTAAGATTATGCTTTCCTTTTTACTACCCCTAGCAACAAAAGTAATTTCTGATGCAGTCGCAAAGATTCCTGATAATGAGGAACTTGGTGAGAAACTCATTGAAATTTGCTTAGTAATCCTCGGCAAGGCAGTTAAACTGACCAAGACCGAAATGGACGATCAACTATTAGCTACTGTCACCGCTGCTATCAAAGCAAGAGAAGAGTGATACCTTGGGGACTACGGTCCCCCTTTTTTATAAATAAATGGTAGATAATAGTAATATCGGAGCACACGTCAATGTCCCTTTACGGAAGAACTGACAGCAATGCAAACAAAACCAAAGCTGGTGTGGGCATTGCTGCGTCGTCGCAAGCAAAAACTGTAGTCTTCGTCGATAAGACTGAGGCACAACTAAAT